ATTTAAGCTCTTACCAATACCAATTCGTAAAAATAGGCACCGACGGAAAGGCGGCATTGTTAGATACAGCGCTTGACATTCCTGCGGGTGTTCTACAAAATACTCCAGTTGCTGGAGAAGCGGCTACAATTAGAACATTAGGTATTTCTAAAATGGTAGCAAACGCCGCATTAGATGAAGGAACAGTTATTAAACCTGAATTTGTTTCTGTATCTGATTGTGGACAAGCGTCGGCGGCAGTCGCTGACAAACATTTAGCTTGTGGTATCGTAACTGATGCTTCTGGTGCTGATGGAAATATATGTTCAGTATTATTAGCACTTAATTCAAGTATAGCAGGACCTCAAGTTAAGAAAACAGTTGTAACAACTAAAACAACAGCGGACGATGTAACATACACAGCGGCAGAACTTTTAGGTGGTTTAATACTTAGAGACCCTGCGGGCGGTGCAAGAGCAGACTTATTCCCAACAGCGGCAACAATAATTGCTGCTATTCCAAATTGTCAAGTCGGTGATAGTTTTGATTGTGTAATTCGTAATACAGCAGATGATGCCGAAACAATTACAATGACAACTAACACAGGATTGACACTAAATGGAACAATGACAATCGCTCAAAACAACAGTAAAATTTTTAAAGTATTAGTAACAGCGGCAACAACAGTAACAATTTACTCAGTTGGAACTTTAGTTCATTAATACTTAACGTAAAAAATTTGTAATAACATTAAATTAAAAAAGGAGATTCAAAAATGCCTACAGCAAAAAGTATTGTAACAGCATCGGCTCTACGTAATGTAAGTATCTACTTCAAAAGCCCAGAGTTCGTAGCTGACCAAGTGTTCCCTATCATGAACATTAACGACCCAACAGCAAAAATCACTAAATATTTAGAAAGTGATTTCTTCAGAGATGATGCTCGTCCACGTGGGGAAGGAGCACAAGCAGTTAGAGGAAGCTTCAAAACAACTGAAGTCACTTATAACTGTATTGAATACGCATTCGCTTCACCAGTAACTGACGAACTTAGACGTAATTCAGCAAAATTATCTGCGCAACCACTTCTTCCTGATACAGACGCGGTTGAACTTTGTAAAAGAAAAATCATGATGAACAGAGAAGGTAAACTATTTAGTTTAATTTCTGGTTCAACCTGGTTAGACGGAGTTTCCGGCGGGGCAGACGCAGAAGGTGGATGGAACGCATCTGCTACAACTAACACATTCATAACTGACATCGATGATGCTAAATTAGCAATGGCCGCTCGTGGTATTGTACCGGGCGGAGATATCGAATTAAGACTTATTATGGATGACTTAACATTCAACCAAATCAAAGAAATTTCAAGAATCCGCGACCAGTTTAAATATACTAACGCAGAATCAATCACTCCTGATATGTTAGCTAGAATGTTAGAAATTGACAAAGTTATCGTAACAAGAGCAGTTCACAACATAGCAAAAGAAACAAAAGCAGGAACAGAATTTACTTCAAAAAGATTCTTCGATTCTGCTGGTACAGCGGCTCACGGTTGTGCGTTCTTATATGCTTATCCAAAATCAATCAAACCAAGAATGCTTTGCGCAGGTTTGATGGTTCGTGACAAATTCGACCCAAGCGAAGGTGGTGGATTTGAAAGAGTTATGAAATGGAGAGAAGACGGTAATCACCAAGACCTTTATGAAGTTGCAGAAAACAGAGATGAACTTCAAATCGCGGCAACAGCAGGTTACTTATTCAAAGACACTATCACTACATAATGAAAGGCGGTATTAAATGACTTATTGTACTATAGCAGAAATAACGGCAGAAGTACCAGACGCTGATTTAATTCAGATAACTAATGATACAGCAGGCGGTTCAACTGTAGACAATACAGTCATTACCAATGCTATAAACTATGTTGATAATATAATTGACGGTTATTTACGGGGTAGATATACTCTACCCCTGAACACCGTACCTGATGAATTAAAATTCATTGCAATTGATTATGTTAAATACAGACTTTATAGCAGACGTATGTATACCGAAATTCCTCCGGTAATTGAACAGCGTTATAAAGAATTAACACAACTATTAAAAGATATCCAAATGGGTAAATTTAGTTTGGGTGTTGAAGATACAAATGCTATATCTAATTCAAAGATAACAAGTAACAAAAGTTTAACAAGTTCTTCAGTGAATAAATATTATAATGAAGCGAAATGGGACCAGTACGACTCATTTCTAAATAGTTAAGAGGTGCGTTATGTCAATAAACACAATAGAACAATCAATTATAACTCAGTTACAATCTGTATTAACAGCATTACAAATAGAAGGATTCCCGGATAAACCATCTGAATATAGATTATTACATCCAGTTGGTGCTGTGTTAGTTGCTTATAACGGAACTAATTATTCAAAACCCGAAGGAATGGGTCAAGTAATTCAAACCGCCGATATGGAATTTAGTGTTACGTTAATAGTACGTAATCTAAGAGACAAAAACGGTGCTTATATTTACATTGACTCCATTGTGTCAACTTTGACAGGATACAGCCCAACAGGTGCTGGTAAAATGTATCCTACGAATATAACTTTTCTAAATGAAAGTAACGGCGTATGGCAATATGGACTTACTTTTATAGCACCTTATGAAAATGTAATATAAATACAAAACAAAAGGAGATAAAAAATGGCAGGACCAAAAAACGTAGCGTTTCGTGGTGTTCAGGACTGTAAGATTAAAAAGTTGTTGACTGATACAACTGGTTCTCTTACTTATGATGCATCTCACGACGTCGCTATTCAAAAATTGTCATTTTCGGCTGCGATTGAAACTTATGAACTAAAACACGACGACCTTATGCAAGAAATCGACCAAGTAACACAAAGTTATGAAATTAAAGGTACGATTGCAAGAGTAGGGTTGGATGTACTATCTGTATTTACAGGTGGTGCGGTTACGGCAACAGGTTCAGGCTCAGCGGAAGTGCAAACATTTAACGAAGACTATGATGACGAACCTCAATATTTTGCGTTAGAAATGCAATCAACAAGGGTTTTCGCAACAGACGGAAACGCCGGAGACGTTCACGTTATATTCCCTAAATGTAAAGTTACAGCATTGGAATATAAAATTGAAGACGACTTCTGTACGATTGAATTTACAGCAAAAGCAATTAGAACAGTTAATTCTGGTTTAATTAAACAACTTATAGTTAATGAAACTCAAACAGCTATTAGTGATGTAGCAGTTGCCGGAACAGTTGCTTTATCAAGTAACGTTGTAGCAACAGATACTGGTGCATACGTTGTAGCGGTTGTTTCAGGAACTACTTTATTGTCCGAAGCAACAGCAGAAACAAACGACAATTACACAATAGACGCCGGAACAACTGGATTAACATTAGCATCCGCTACTTACGTAAAATCGGATACTGTATTGTTAGAATTTACAGGCACAGCGGCGGCTGGTACATTATCAGTTACAATGGAAGCGGATATGGTTGTAAACGCAACAAATACATCCGCAGGTACATTAGTAATTGCCGCGGCATAAGGAAACACAGTATGAAACAAATTAATATATTTGGTTCATCGGAAAAACTTTTGGAACTGGAGGACGTAAAAATCCTCCAGCTTCTTAAAAGTTCACCAAGCATTGGAATAAATAGATTTGGTTTAAAATATCCAACTGAATATATTTTATTTTCCGATACACCAATGGCAGAAGATGTTTTTAATAGTAAAACAAAACAAAAAATATTAACAAATTATTTTTGCTATAAGTATTATTTTAAGAATCATCCTGAATATAATGTAGCTGGGTACTGGGAACCAAATTCTATAGAAGGTTCAATTGGAAATTCATCATTCTTTGCTTTATGGTGGTGTGTACAAAATAAATTTACACACGTAAATCTATATGGTATTTTAGATAGCGATGAATATGTAACAAGAGCTAACGGAAAATGTATAGCAACTAATATATATGCTCCAACACAACAAACAACTTTTAATGATAACCAGTTTAATGTGCTAAAAAACTTAATAGATACTGGTTTCAATGGCGAAATTTTAATAAAAAGACCGCTCCTACGACACTAAGTAAGTAATCGTTTTTAAAGCGGTCATAATCCCCAATTATTCTCTCCTCAGTATTACCCCAACATACTCCAGGCTCTATTGAGCAAACTTATTTATAATAATTTGAAACTGGATGTGTTTGGATGTATTCCATTGTTGAACCCGGTTCTGGTTTTTGTTCAACTTGTGGTTGTGGTACTGGTTGATTCTTTTGGGTAGCTAAAACACATACACCTAAAATTAACATTCCTAATCCAGCTCCTGCTGCGAAAGCGGCACCGTCATTATAATGTCTATATCCGTAGTGATTATAATGATAAGGTCTATAGTGGTTGTAACGAGAATGTGCAAATACCGGTGAAGTTAAATTGAATAAAATTGATACTAATAATAAAATTTTTATACTTTTCATATTTTTTCCTACTTTCTTTATACTTATCTAACATCGAAACCATAATATAATATAGCCATAAAAATTGGAAATATTACTGGTGCTAAACATACAATAAACATAATTCCTATTTGAATTTTTTGTCCTAATTTCATAATTAACCTCCTTAATTGTTAATATTTTTGTTTTCTACTGTAAAAGTAGTAAACGGTCCGTAATTACTTTTTAAAAGTTCTTCATTAACTTTTAGTTGTGTTTGTTGTTTTTGTTGTTGTTCAATAACGTGATATTGAATAATCATTTGGTCAAAAAAGTTATTAGTTAAATCACCTTTAACCAACGCTTGTAACGCACAAAGTAAACAACCTACAAAAGTTACAGCGTTAATAACCATTAGTGGAATACCTATTATAGCACCTATTAAACTTAGACATAAAGCAAGTCCAAGGGAAAGTAATACTATTGATAGTATTGCGCAACCCAAATAAAAGGCAGTTCCAAATATTCTTGTAAGTAATTTGTTTACGAATTGAGTTGTGTTGTTGTTATACATTTTGTGTACCTCCATTAACTTATTACATTAATATTATATAACAAATAAAAATAAAAGTCAACCCACCTGAAGAAATTGTAACATTTCTTCACATAACGTAGTACAAAATAAAAGGAGCGTAAAAATGAGCGAAAACTTAGATGTAATCAAAAACAAAAAAATTGCTGTTAATGTTGGCGGGAAAGAACGTCACATTTACTTCGACCTTAACGCATTTGCGGAATTGGAAGAATCTTTCGGCGGTTTAAACGAGATGCTGGCGGCCTTACAGGGCGGGAGCATTAAAGCTATTCGTAAATTTCTGTATGTAGGATTTATGCACGAAGAACCAAACTTAACTGAAAAAGAAGTAGGTAGTTGGTTTGATATGAGTACAATACAGGAAGTTACAGACAAAATTTCAGAAGCTATGTCATTAGCATTACCAAAATCTGAAGAAGCACCAACAGAAGACCCAAACGAACAGAGCCCAGCAAAACCGGAATAACTGGTGGTTTTTTGGACTGGGCATGGTTCTATTATTTGGCAACTACAATTCTAAAAATGGAGAAGAATGACTTTTGGACTTCTACTCCACGTAAATTAACCCTATTATTAGACCAGCATATTAAATATACTCAGATGATAAACGGTGTAGAACCAGACACTGTTAAACACGACGAAGAATCTTTTAATGAATTATTACAATTATAAAGGATAAATTAAAATGGCAACAAACAAAGATGTACAAATTAAATTAACGGTTGATAGTAGTAAGTTTGCATCAGGAATAGCATCCGCAACAAATTCACTAAATCAATTAAAAAATTCATCAACTGACTTGTCTGCCAAAATGACACAAAGTGCGGCATCCATCCAGAATAATGTACAAAGTTTACAAGGGTTTTCCCTTCAATGTACACTGGCGGGTACCGCACTTGCTGGTTTAGTAGGATACAGTTTAAAAGCGGCATCCGATATCGAACAATTAGCAGTTTCATTTGAAGTATTAGCCGGTGGAAAACAAATCGGGGATGATTTATTAAATTCTATTAAACAATTTTCAGCCGTAACTCCGTTCGTTACACAAGGTTTAGCAAAAAACGCACAAATGTTGTTGGCATATGGTTCAAGTGTTAATGAAATAATGCCAACTCTAAAACTATTAGGTGACGTTTCTGGCGGTAACCAACAAAAAATGGACTTGTTAGCATTAGCTTATGGTCAAGTTATGTCACAAGGACGATTACTTGGGCAAGATTTACGACAAATGACTAACCTCGGTTTTAACCCATTAAACGAAATTGCCCAAGCAACGGGCAAAAGTATGGCGGAAGTTAAAGAAATGATGTCTCAGGGGGCTATATCTTCGGATATGGTAACTTTGGCATTTAAAAGAGCTACTACGGAAGGTGGTCGTTTCCATAATATGATGGACAAACAATCACAAACACTTTACGGTAGATTTTCAACTTTGGTAGAAAACGTTCAACAATTAGGACAAGCATTTGGTGCCGCATTAGCTCCAGCCGCTTTAAAAGTTGTTGATATATTCATAACACTAACAGCTTGGGCAACTAAGCTACCACAACCTATACAAGCAACTTTTGCAATTATTATTTCATTAGTTTCCGGGTTTTTGTTATTAGCAGGTATTACACCAACTATTATAAAAGCGTTTGAAGCTATGAAAATAGGTGCCGCTTTATTAACGGGTGGTTTAAAGTCAATGACAACCGCTATTATAGCAAACACAGCGGCATTTTTAACAAACCCATTTGGACAAATAGTATTAGCAATTACTGCTTTAATTGCGGCAATTATAGTATTAATAGCAAATTGGGATAAAATAACAGCGGCTTTTAAAAGAATGGCACCAGTATTTACTGGTGAGGTTATACCGGCATTTAAACAAGTAGTAGACGCATTTACAAACGGTATGGGAAACATTCTTGAAGCTGTAACAAGTAAATTAAGTCCTTTACTTGAAGCTGGTAAAAAATTAGTTACTAACATTATGGAAGGTGCCCAAACAATCTGGGGTAATTTTACCGACTGGGTAAGCGATGTATTCGGCGGTTTAATGGATACAATTGGTGAATTAATTGCACCCGCTTTAGAAAAAGGTAAAGACCTTATTAACTTTGTTCTTGAAGGAGCAAGGTCCGTTTGGGATACTTTAGTAAGTTGGATTACAACTGCTTTTAAAGGTTTAATCGACGTTTTAAAATCAATTGCTAAATTAGCATATAACGTTGGTAGAGATTTTATTAACTGGATATGGAACGGAATAAAAGCAGCTTTTCCAGGACTTGCAACGGCCGTAAAAAATCTGGCAACTTCTTTAGGTAATTTGTGGAATGCGGCGTTTAACAAAACAGCTAAAACAAATTTATCTACAAAAGTAAAAGCAGATACTTCAGGAGCTTCCTCTTCAATTGCGGACTTAGATAAACAAATACAAGCCGCAATGGGTGCCGCGGGTGGTACTGGTGGAAAAACTAAGAAAACTAAATCCGGTAAATCCGCAGATACATTAGCAAACGAAGAAATATCATCTTATAAAAAAGTAATTGACGAAAAAACTAAATTAATGGAGCAGTTCGAAGCTTTACAATTAAGTTTAGGAACAAAAACAGTTCAAGAAAAAACACAAATTGAATTAGATTCGGAAAGGAAAAAACAAGCTTTATTAATTACAGAATTAGAAAAATTAGGTATATCCAAACAACAAATCGAAGGAACACAACAAGACCAATTATATGCTTTTGATTTAACTAAATTTTCTAAAACAAATAAAGAAAAAATTAAATATTTAACTGAACATTTAAATGAATGTAAAATTAATACAAACAAATATCTTGAAGAAATTGCCCAAGCAGAAAGAACTAAATATAAGGAAACATTGGCAGAAAAACAAAAGAATGACGACCAGTATTTTACTTTATTAAAAAGTAAAAATTCAGTTCAAAATGCCTGGTTATCCGCTTTAGGTATAAATACTTCAATACAAAATGACCAATTAGAAATAGAACGGTTAAATCAAAAACTTTTACAACAAAGAGAATTATTAACACAATTCGGGTTATCTACACAGGAGATAGCAAGATTATCCACTGAAAATATTAATTCATTCGATTTATCCCGTTTCGATGAAACAAAACGTCAAGAAGTTATTATAGCAGCACAAGCATATCAACAAATACAAGCAGATGCTAATAATGCTAATGGACAAATTACAGCAGATATGCTAAATGAATTTAAAACTTCATTTAACGGAGTTGTATCGGCCGGACAGAATTTATTTAGCGCATTAACAGATTCAAGCCAAAACTGGTTTACTCGTGTATCTAATATGTGTAGTTCAATTATTAGTTTATTGAATAATGCTCTTAGTTTAATGAGTTCCGCTAGTAGAATTATGTCAACACTTAGCGGCGGCGGTGGTGGCGGAATCTTTGGTTCAATAGGTAAACTGTTTGGTTTTGCTTCGGGTGGTATTATTCCGGGTGCTTATTCACAATCACAAATAATTCAAGCTCACGGTTCTGAGATGGTTTTAAACCCTTCGCAGCAAGCACAGTTATTTGCTATGGCTAACGGGGCAACACCAAACACCTCGGCGAATGAAACAAATGGAACAGGGACACAATCACAGCAACCTGTTATAATATTTAATCAAACGTTTAGTTCTTTAGAACCCGGAACTGCCGCACAGTTAGTTAAAGACCAAATGCCGTATGTAAAAGCGCAAGTCTTAGAAGCAATTAATACTCAATCTTCTTGGAGGGGTGCTATAAAACGAGCAAATGGATAATATAAAGAGGAAATAATAAATGACATTTACACAAGAAGAATTATTACAAAAAATTGATGATTGTTATAATTATTTCCAAAATAACAAAGGAGATACAAAACCAAACGCTTGTAATGCTGAAGGTATACCTTATCACTCATATGAAACAGGTTATCACTGGCAGATACATGAAGCGTCAACAACTTCAGAATGTATATCACTAATGTGTAGGGCAATGGTTGAAGCTGGTTATATAACTTATGCGAAACAACTTGCCGACTATATGATTGAAAAATTAACTTATGATGATATAGACACTATACATTGGTTGGTAAATTTAATAGATAATGGTGCCGAAATGGAAAGTGTTTACTGTGGTAATTATGACGGTGCGGTATTCACTTTCACAAACGGCGTAGCAATTATTCCTGAAGGAAACCCTTGGTATGGTGAAAAAGTTGTACCTTATATAGATAGTAGATATAATGGTATTCGTGGAGTATTTTCAACAACAACTGGTTTTAAATATAAAGATTATTTTGTTGAACCTTGGGAAAACAAAGTAGAATATACAATTAATTATTATGAAACAATACCCGGAACTGGTACAAGAATCGTTTTAAATAATACATCTTTTAACGGTCAAGCACAGGTTTATTATGGTATTAGAAATGGAATTATATTAAATAAAGACGAATTATATAGAAGTTATCCACTAAATACAGCAAGTAAAGCAGGATTTGATGTATTAGCAACATCCGCACATAGTCCTTTATCAATTAATACTGCCGAAGACGGTTTAGTATTAGGAGATATATATAAATATCAAATTTCTTGTGCAACAGACGCGGTCCAATGGGCGGCAATTGCTTTTGATAAACTATCTATTGCTTTAAGTGATGAATATTATCATAATGTTGGTGTCATATATATGGATTTATTAAAAGAAAATTCATTAGTACGTACGGCAGATTATACAATATTTGATGCTACAAATAGAGGTTTAACTTACTTTTCGGTTTACACATACGATGAAAGTGGTTCAAGAAATATAACATTATTGCCGTTAGGTAGTAATTGGCAAAGAATGAAATATGAAGCTGGTTCTAAGGTTGTACAATGGGGTATCGGTTCCGCATTCTCCTGGATTGATAATAATTTACTTATTAAATTCAGGGGGGATGGTTCCGGTGCCTTACGTTATATAGCAATGACAGACGCTTTGGGTACTGATTATTATTACCCATTTATAGATAACACAACAGCAGAAAGAACATTAACAATTAAAAGAGGTTGGTTTTGTAATAGAGACGGTATCTTTTTTGATTATGCTAGAGTTCCTTACGCTACTCCTTATGTAACACATTGGAATCTTGGAGATTCGAGTTACCAAATAGCACCTTATACAGAAGCATACAAAGATAGTCAGGATTTATATTTTCCTTACTGGGTTCATTGGCATTGTTATTGTTCATATGAAATTTCGTCAAGTAAATTTGGTGGTTCACAAGCAACATATGGTGGTAGTTTAATTGGTTTTTACCGGTTAGGTGGTGTTGATACAACATCAGGAACTTTGTTTACAGTTTGCGCGGCAGCGAGCGCCGAAACAACTATATTATACAAAGTATACGACCACAATGGTACAGTGTTTAATGGTAAAAAAGCATTTAAATTTGACGCGGCACCGAATGAATACAAATTTAGCTTTGATGACGAATATTTTGAAAATGGAAATAGTATAGTACACCCAATTGAAAACTTTGAATTTTATGTTGATTCGGAGCAACTTGGAAACGTCAATTCTACCGTATATTTTGCGTCATTAAGAATTAGTGATAAACACGTTGCGGCATCCCCACTATCTGTATTAAAATTCGAAACACGTGATACAAGAGCCGGTTATTTCGATATAGGTTCGGCAGTTTTACAAGAAGGAAATTATGATGAATATGGTTATTCTGGAGTAACTGTTTTCTCAAACGAATATTATGAAGACGGTTTAATGAACTGGCGTTCTGGAAGTTATACGGGTTATACAAATCCTTATGCTTACACTCCAGGGAGTTATGATGCTATATATGCTTGTAAATTTATATACGACTCTCAAGTAAAATTTTGGAAAGACTTTGGTATAAATGGACCATCTTATCCTGTGTATCTAAGAAACTTAGGTGAAAACCTTGTGTATGGTACCTTAGGAAGTTGGACCTTTGTTGGACCCGACCCAAATACAACTTGGGCAGGATTTCAATATAGGGCAATGGTTAATATGGCGGACCATATGTACTTTAATCGACAAACAATGTCAGCAAACGAATTAGGTTATTGCCGAGGATTTCTAAATAATTGGACAAATTATTTATATAGATGGATTTTACAAAATGATAGTTTACCATCAACATTTCACACCGATGGTTCATTAACTGCAGATTATGAAAGTCCGGATTTTTATGCTCAGGTCGGTAGAGCAATGTTGTTAAAGCATTTAAGAGATTGGGATACCAAAAGCTGGTATATTTGTAATTGGTGTTACGAAAAATTAATTCTTTTACAACAAGAAAATGGTAGTTTTAAAGCAGAAAGCGAGGACACTTATAATTATCACCAAGCGGAAACAATACTATTTTTAGCAGAATTGTACACGTTTTATGATGAATATAAGTATACAACTGGTATGACAGAATTTACTTGGTTACCTAACAAGGTATATACAGCAGGAATAGAATTTAGAACTGGAATCTTTGAAAGTTATTCTGGTAAAGAAGTTAGAACTTCGGAAACCAAATATCCTATAAGAAGATGGCGTCTTAAATTTAATAAAGACAATACAGAACTAAATGAAATAAGAACCTATATTAATAGTTTAAAAGGACGATATTCAAGATTTAATTGGGTTTGGCCAACATCTCACGGGGGTGACGGTAATACTTATATGTGCCGTTTAGCCGCAGATGATATGATTACTAATATGCAACATTTGGGTTATTCCAATTTTGAATTAGTTTTTGAAGCTATTGATGAAAATGCTTATAACGATTTAACATCATTTACAGAAAAACATAATATAGAATATGAACAGCAAGAAAGACATATGACAAAAATAGATGATAAAATATGTGCTAACACTGCTGTAAATGTTCAATGGGAATCTTCAAGAAAACGCTGGAATTTACAATTTGATAAAAATTCAGTTTCCAGAAAATGGATTGAACAATTCTTTATATCTAAAAAAGGAAGATTTAAAGAATGGACATTTAACTGGTCTTCGGAACTTGGCGGTGACGGAGAAAATTATCAAGTACGTTTCGACACAGATTCTCTTGACTTTGATATTTCATATTTAGGTTTTGGTACTTTTCAAATTCCAATTATAGAGGTATTATAAAATGGGTAAAGACCTATCAACTAACTTACAAACATCATCGGAAGCTGAAGAAAATAACTTCAGGATGTTAATAACAATATTCCTTGATGACCAAACTATATATTTATGCGCTAACGATACGGGGAATATAACGTTCCCCGCAAGTGGCGGTAATATATATGAAGCTGTAAATATAAACCGTAGCGAAGTACAAACAACAATGAGTGGTCAAGCAACTGAGGAAAGAGTAACATTAACATTATCCGACGTAGATGCTAGTATTGCATCATATGTAGCTGTATATGGAAATAAAGTTCATAATAGAAGATGTTTAA